AATGCACCTACGGCAGAAGCAACGGCAAAGTATACAAGGGTTCCAATTCTTCTTATCAACGGATCAGCGGATCATCACGGAGGACACGATAGAGTAGACGATACTTTCGATAAGATACCAGTAGGCATTCCTTGGGACTTCTCGCATGATGCGAATAAGAACCACGATGTGTCTCTAAATGTAGGCAACGAACTCCTTTGGCTTAACAAGTATGTTCTTGGTTCTGCAATTACTTGGCCGAAACGACCCGCATCATGGTTGTCCAAAGTATCGGGAACTTGTCAATTCAATGTCCAGCCAGACACATCGCTGACAATTTCTTCTGTTGTGTTCTGGAAAGCTGAAGTGGAGCCATTCAATGTTAGCCGTGTTTGGTCTAGCGTAACAACGACGAATGATGGACGAACTTGGATTGGCTCAATGCCAGTAGCGGATAATGCTAAATATCTCTTTGCTTATGCAAATATTATCTATGCAAATGGAGTTGTTACATCCACGAGATTCAATGCTGTGATACCATCAAAACTAACATAAGATGCCATTTTCTGCTTCATTAACCCCGACAGAAAATATACAGAAAATAGACTTCGGTACTTTTTCGCAGTCTATAAGTAGTTTTTTAGATCTGTCCGTTTTTAAAAATTTAATTGAAGTAACGATAAGGAATCCAAATCTTATAACATTCATCGATGGGTTTGCAGGGAATTCAGTTGATTTAACTAACCCAAGTGGACAAGCAATTCTTTTTATTTCTGGACAATCTGCTGACGGCACAATAAATCAAAAAATAATTGGAATTGGATCGCTCAGGAAAATTGGAACTGGAAAATTGTCGCTGAAAGGAATAAACACTTATTCTGGAAATACAGAAATAACTGATGGTGTTTTAGAAATTCAAACAGGAGTTCTTGGGAATGGGAATTATTCTGGGGCAATATCAAACGCCACTCAATTTTCAATAATAACGCCAACTCAACAGACACTTTCCGGAATAATTTCTGGTATTGGAACGCTAACATCCGGCGGAGACGTTGTACTTACGAACAATAACACTTATACTGGCGCGACAATAGTACTCTCTGCCGCAAAATTGACAATATCCCGTCAAACAAGCGGACAACTAACGAGTTCTTCGTTTACAAACGCCGGAACTATTGTTTTCACCGGCAGCAACAATATAATTGTAGCTTCTCCAATTTCCGGATCCGGTCAAATAGATAAATCCGGCACATCTACCGTCGCGTTTAACGCGACAAACACAAACACCGGAATAGTAAATATTTTATCCGGCACTCTACAGTTTGAAAAAATCGCATCTCTTTACAACGGTCAGTCTGCAAGTTGGACAAAAGATAAGATAATTGTCAATTCAAATGGAATATTCGCCATCAATGTCGGCGGAACTGGAGAATTTGCATCTTCAGACATAACGAGTCTGTTGCTTTTAGCATCATCGATATCAAATAATGGTTTCAAAGCCGGATCATTTTTCGGATTCAACACGACAAATGCCGCTGGCGGAACATTTACGCTATCAAATATTATAGCAGACTCCACAGGAACAGGTTCTGGAAGCATTGGAATTGCAAAATTTGGTTCAAACATACTGGTAATTTCCGGAACAAACACATTTACAGGACAAGTTTTGATACACGGAGGCACAGTTTCTGTTTCAAATTTCAATTTTGATAACGTTCCTGGCCCATTTGGTGCAGGAACACTTCCGATTAAAGCAGGAATCAACTCTCTATCTAAAATACTTTATACTGGAACGGCGACTACAACGGATAAAAAGATATTAATAGATCAGTTCGGGTGTGAATTGGAAACAGCAGTAGCACTAACATTGACTGGAGTTATTTCTGGCACAGGAACTTTTAATAAACTTGGCTCTGGGACACTGCAACTCGATGGAGCAAACACATTTTCAGGAGCAATTAATGTAAATGCAGGTGTTTTGCGTGCTACAAATTCTTTGTCTTTTGGGAGTTCTTCTTCACAATTAACAATTTTATCAGGAACAGCGTTTAATTTAGGAAATAATATCGTTATATCTAGGCCAATCACAATAAATTCTTTTGGTCCTGACAACAGTGGGGCAATAAAAAATTTAAGTGGGTCGAATGAGATTTCTGGGACAATAACTTTAAATTCAACAGCAAGAATTGGTTGTGAATCTGGCACATTAGTTTTATCAAACAATATAAATCCTTCTGGCAACCTTTTAACTTTTGTATCTAACTCTTCTGGATCGATTGTTTCTTCTGGAATTATTTCTGGAACTGGCGGCGTTGTAGTTAATATGGTGTTAGGTCAGTGCTCAATTTTTGGAGCGAATACGTTTATTAACGGATTTCACGTTTTTTCTGGAACAACAAATGTAAATTCCATAAAAAATTTTTCAACACCATCGAGTCTTGGTGCTGATTCTTCAAATCCTGTCCAATTTGGTGGTTTTGGGACAACTGGGACTTTAAATTATCAAGGATCTGGAGACACATCGAATAGAACAATAAGAGTTGGAATAAATGCAGCAACTCCTGCAGCAACTGACATTGGCGGGGCAATAATACTTTCAAACGGAACAGGAACGATAATTTTTTCTGCAGCAATTTTCAATATTCAGACAAATGCAACAACTGGAGTTGGTGCTGGAAGGACTCTGACACTTGGCGGTAGCTCTGATGGTCAAATTTCTGGAACAATTCGTGATAATTTAGTGACTTCTCCAGCCACAGGAACAGCCTTTATATCGCTTGTAAAATCTGGAACAGGAAAATGGACTCTAGCTGGAGCAAACACATATAGCGGTACTACTACAATCAATGCCGGGTACCTTATAGTCGCCAATGCTTCAGCTCTCGGCACAATTGCAACAGCAACAACTGTAAATTCAGGAGCATCTCTTCAAGTTAGCGGAGGAATAACTCTTGTTGCAGAGCCATTGACAATTTCTGGCGATGGAGCAGCATTTGACGGAGCAATTGCCAACCTTTCTGGAACAAATTCGATGTCCGGGGCTATAACAATGGCGGCTAATGCCCGAATTCATAGCATTGCCGGATCTTTGACGATTTCTGGAGCCATAAGTGGAGCAACAAGGACTTTAACTCTTGGCGGCGCTGGAACACTTACACTTTCTGGAATAATAACTTTAACTACTGGCGGAATAATTTGTGCGGGAACAGGAACGATAATTTTATCTGCGGCTAATTCGTATACAGGAGCCACGGCGATCAATTCTGGAGCAGTTAGAATTTCCAATGCTTCAGCTCTTGGAACCGCCGGAACAATAACTGCCGCAACAAACGCATCTCTTGAAATTTCAGGAGCAATAACATTTGCCAGAGCCGTCACAATTAGCGGAATTGGAGCAACATCTGAAGGATCATTGATGAATCGCTCTGGAAATAATACTTTTTCAGGAGCAATAACACTTGGCGCAGATTCAACAATTGGATCTTCTGCTGGAATTTTTACAATTTCAGGAACAATCACTGGAGCAACAAGGAATTTAATTTTTACAACCGCGGCAGGAGCAGAAATTGTTGCCAGCAATCAAATAGCTCTGACAACTGGAACTCTCCAAAAGACCGGTTCAGGAACTTTGACTCTTTCTGGAACAACAAGCACCTACACAGGCACAACATCTGTCCTGCAAGGAATTTTAAGAATTACGTCTTTTTCTTCCTTTGGAACATCATCTGAAGTTATTGTTAACGATGGAGCAACTCTTCAAATTCAACCTACAGTTGCAGGAACATTTTCAAAATTAACAACAATTTCTGGCAATGGTGTTTCTTCTCAAGGTGCTTTGAACAACACGGCATTGAACAACACGATAGGGTCTGGAGTTCTTAAAGTTGGCGGCTCTGCAGTAAACAGAATAGCGAGTGCAGCAGGATTAACTTTAACAATAAATGGCATAACCAGAAATGACTCTCTTCTTGGCGTATGGCCAGCACCACTAGCATTTGATGGTGCAGGAACAATAACACTTTCTGGTGCCATTTCAACAGCAGGACCATCTAACGCTTCTACTCTAACAAAAGTTGGTACAGGAACGCTAAACCTTGGCAACCATGCGCACAACTACGATGGCTCTACAACGATAAGCGCAGGAACGCTGACAAGATCTGTTGTAAGCGGCACAACAACTGCAACAGGAAGTTTTACGGCAGGAACCACACTCAATGTAACTTTCACAGGACCAGTTCCTGCAGTTGGGTCAACCTGGAAATTTTTCCCTGCAGATACAACAAATACGTATTCGGCTGTTGCTTTGACTGGTGCTACAGGAAGGACTGGAACTTACAACAAAACAACATCAACTTTAACAATTAGCTAATATGCCCGAAGAAAACCCATACCGACGAAAAAGCGACGAAGTTATGCGTTATTTTGATAACGCGTTAAAGTTAGGAACATTTGCGGCCCTCGTGGGTGTAGCTTTGTTAGGAACAAAATTTGCGACCCGAGAAGAGTTCGCCATGGTTAATCAAAGGATTGAAAAAATTGAAGCCGTTTTAATTCGTATGGAAGCAAACGCTGAAACCGATAAACGACACGACCTCGCTATTCTCGACCACGAGCAACGTCTGCGTCGATTGGAACAAAAATAAACTTATGAGTAAAAAAATATCTTTAAATATCATCGTAATTTTGTTTATTGCATTCGGAGCAATTTTTTTAGCCGGCTGTACAACGCTAGGAATCTCTTTCGAAACAGAATACGGAAAGTTCACATACGAACTTCCAGAACCAAAAGGAACCAAAAAATGAAAAACGTAATCAACGTACTGATCGACAAACTAAGCGAAAACTCCACTTGGCGTGGGTTAATTCTGATTGCTACGGCAGTTGGAGTAAAAATTGAACCGCAACTTCAAGAAGCAATTCTTGTTGCCGGATTAGGTTTAGTCGGACTAATTAACGTAATCCGCAAAGGAAAATGATCCCAAATTCCCGACCGCAACAAGCAAAAGAAAAAACCTTGGCTATGGTTATCAAAGCCGGGATTGAAGACGTTGTTTCGTTGGTCGGGATTCGCGGATATTATCTGGATAGCATGGGAGAAAAAGGAAAAAACGATAGAGGCATCTACGACGATGCCATAATTTTAATTTCTCCGTCAGTCCATGCTACTTTTAATGCTAACACGGATCCTTCGGTTTACAAAAAAGGCATCGCGGTTCTTAAAACGGGCGTTCACAGATACCGCAAAGGTAATCACGGTATCTCTAAACCCGGAGGCGGCTACCCGGCATTGCGACCTGCTAACCCAAAAGAAGAACTTCCGGTTACGCGGGATGTTACCGGAGACGACATGGGCATTGCCATTAATATCCATCGCGGAGGTTATCGAACGACTTCATCTGAGGGTTGCCAAACAATTTACCCGCCGCAATGGGACGGATTCATCAATCTCGTCTACTCAGAAATGAATAGATACCACCAAAAAACAATTCCGTATCTTCTACTAGAAGGTAAATAATATTCTCATAACCCACAAAACGATAATAATACTACTATGGTCGATCTTGGAAAAAAACGTAACTCAGAAATGGACGTCGTTGAACTTGTTTCTGACGAAAATATGGACGAAGTCGTGCATTACCCGACTTTATATTTAAGCGGGATTGAAGATCTAGAAACTCCGGATGTTGGAGTCGAAGGAACTGCTACTATTAAATTTCGCGTAGTTTCTAAACACGAAACTGAACGCAAAAATGACGACGGTAGCGTTAAAGAAATGAAATCCGTGGACATCGACGTCATGGGAATTGACTTTAATTCGGGAAGCAAAAGCTCTTCGGACGAAGATGAAATTGAAAAAGGTTTATCCGAATCAGAAGACGAAACAGAAGATAAAGCAGAAAACGAAAAGGAAGACTAATATGGAAGAAGAAATTACAATCACAATGCCAATGACCACGTTTCAAATGGCAAAAGAATTCATTGCTCAATTAGGTTCAGCGCTTGACGGCGCAGAAGCAAAAATCAAAGCCGACATGAAAGGCGCAAAAGCCGCTGAAAAGATGAAAGGCCTTGGCCTTGGCGCAGAAGCTCCCGGCCTTGAAGGATTCGGCCAAGAGCTTTCTGGGATGTCTGATTCGCGTCTTGGAATTTAACTACGCAAAATGTTCGTCTCTGAGATCCTCGACGATGTCGTAGAAATTCTTGGAAGATGCGATCGCGAAAAAGCGCTTAAACGCCTTACCGACGCAGTAAGAGCCCTCCAAGACGAAGGCGACTGGAATGCCAACATTGGCGTCCTTGATATAAGGACTTTCAATGACGGAAATACCGTAACTTTGCCGCGAGAGGTCGAAACTCCGTTGGCTGTCACAATCGATGGTATCCCGGTATTTGGTAGAGATGAATTTTCTAGATTTCATTTAAATGGTGACGGATTAACCGACGAAAGAGTTGTTCCTTGGGTTTGGGACGACGTCGGAATTGTCCCGACAACCATGGATATAAAAGTTCCGGGTCCTGTTATAGCCAGATGCGATCTTAGGTCTGATGAAGGATTGCAGACCCGAATAATGGGAATTGACGAATTTGGGAATACACTTAGACAACAAACCGAAGACGGTCTGTGGTTAGATGGGATATTCTTGCCATTTGAATTTTCTGCTTTAATACCAACTGCAAAACCTTTAACTAGAACTCAAAAAAGAATATTCACTACTTCGGTAATGAAGTTTTTTAGTTCATCTACAGACCATAAGCTGATAACGGGCGTTAGAATGCAGGCCTTGGCCAATACCGGATTATTTCCGCAACCTCTCAATAATGGTTTTTATTATTACGTACGGGCGGTCGATTTAAACACGGTTACCATTCACGCAACAAGACTTGACGCGCAATTAAATCAAAGTCCGATTCAAGTAACAAAATTGTCGTCTAACTCTTCAATTTCGCTTATCGACGAAAGAAGTACGACGGCTCGGACGATGGTAAAAACTTTTGGAGCTAACGGGCTAAATGATTTAGATATAGTTGCGTTTGGCGCAACGACGTATCCGCCTGAAATAAAAGCCGACAACATATTCTACGTTAAAACTGCTGGAACCGAGAATTTTAATATACATAAAACTTTGCAAGACGCAAAGTCGGGCACCGATCCTGTAAATGTTACAGATCCGGGTTCTGGACTCCAACTTCGGCAACTCTTGTCTCTCGATCCGGTAACAACCCTAAACTTTTCTGTCTTTCATAACTTTATAACCGGAGACAGTGTCACCGTCAAAAATTCTGGCGGAGATATGCCGGAACCTCTTGTCGAAAATACGACTTATTTTGTACGGAAAATAGACGACACCCGAATAACGTTGCATAATACATCGGCCGATGCAACTGGAAATTTAAATTCAATAGTTTTTACGTCATTAGGTTCTGGCATAAGTGTCGTACAAAAAATAATCCCAATTTCTACGGTAACTACGGGTGCTTCGGCAAATATAACGACTAGTGTTCCGCACAATTTAAATAACCCTTCTGGAAGTGGAGCAACGGGGACTTCAGTCATAACAAATGGTACCGTCACCTCGTTAAATATAACGGCCGCCGGAACCGGTTATAATGTTTCTCCTGTTATCAAACTAACCGGAGGCGGGGGAACTGGTGCAACAGCCGTCGCTACGGTATCCGGCGGAAAAGTGGTCGCAGTTTCTGTAATCACTGGAGGTACAGGATATACAACCGCTCCGGCAGTACAGTTTGTTCCGGCTTCTGGAAGTTTTATTCAATTCCAGACAACTGGAACGCTTCCAGCACCGTTAACTGCGGAAGCTGTTTATCGAGCAGAAGGCACCGATTTAAATCCGATGGGACTTACGAGTTTTACGGTAAGCTCGGCAATCCCTGAACCTATAAATATCACGTCTACAGGAAGTGGTTCGCTTTTCTTAGTTATTAATAGGACTTTTTCAGTCGGATTTTCGCAAGACTGGCAACTAAGTGCGACTTCATTTGTAACTGGATCTGCGGTTAGAGTATTTACGACAGGAGCCGTTCCGGTTACGTCTCCTCAAATAGACACGCAAAATCCATTTTACATACGAAAACTCGGCGATACACGAATTCAACTGTACGGCCAGTATCAACAGGCGATAAACACGGCGACTACGACTGGGATAATTTCGGCAATTTCTTTGGGAATAGGAAAACTTTACGGTTTTACTGAAAGATCCGCGCAAATAGTTCCTAGAGACAATCAATTGGATATTGAGTTTTCGGCGTTTCTCGGAAATTTAGTTCCGGCAACATTTACGACAACCGGGACGCTTCCCCAACCTCTTATTTCTGGTTCTCCGTATTTAGTTTCTGTAGTTAACGACCAAATTGAAGTTTATACGACATCTAATGTCCTCGTTTCTTTTACCGGAATTGGGTCAGGAACGCATAAACTAAAAATTGCAAGAGCATTAACTGTCGATGCCGCGACAAGCTTAGACGTCTCAAATCAAGCATTTTCCACAGGAACTGAAGTCAGCGTTGAGGCCGAGTTGGATTTTCCGGATCCGCTTTTACCTAATACGACATATTTTGTAAGATCACTAACGCAAGATACCGTTGAACTATACGGAAGTAAAGCCGAAGCCGAAAATACAACCTCTATTACTGGAAGACTGACGTTTTTTTCTACAGGATCCGGCGTACAAAAATTGGTTTTTTCCGTTCCAGAAATTAACATCGCCGAAATTCATAACATACAGCATCCGATTACAGATGGTTTTAAAAGACTTTACGCTTGGGATACCGGCAGAGATCAGAACATCGCGTTTTTAGGAAATTCTCCTTTTTTTGAAACCAATCCGGCTTACAGGCGGATAAAAATACGAGATAACGCAAAATGGATCAGAATGAAATACCGCCGTCGTAGTTATGACTTAATGACGGAATATGATTTCATCAATCTCGATTCCAAGATGGCAATACTCATGATGGTTCAATCTCAAGAACTTCTGATGCGAAAATTTGCCGATGAATCCGAACGCTATAGAGCCATCGCCGTCGAATACTTAAATAAGCGGAATCGCGCAATTGACGGTGCAAGAATTACCCCTATACAAGTCAACGCCGACATAATGTCAAACCCTGACGATTGGTTGGATTAATTTATGCAGGCACCAAATATCGCGGCTGGAAGACTAGTGAGCGTGGATGCCGGATGGACGGCTGGCATGAATACTATTCGTCATCCTTGGCTTTTAAGGCCAGACCAATACCGAAGGGCTGTAAATATAGTCAATCGTGGCGGAATTGCCCAGACAAGACCCGGATTTGCGCATCAACTGACTCTTCCTGCAGGAAATTTGCAGGGAATGGCACATTTTGTATCCACAAAAAACTCTGAAGCCGAAACCGATTATCTTGTTTTTGCCGTAGACGGTTCAATTTACGCAGCTCCTTTTCCTTTAGCCCAGCCAAAAGATTGGGATTTTTTTAAAATTCCGAATTTAAAATTCGATTCCGCGGCTAGCATGGTTCATTTTTGCGTTGCGGAAAAAACTGTAACGACTCTTTCAAATCAAGCTATACAACTCGTTCCTAGTTACAATATACTCATAATCCAAGACGGTGTCAGCGAAGCCGGGTTTTGGGACGGATTTGATTCCGGACATTTAAAAGAAGCTGAACCTGGTCTTCAAACTCCTAGAGGTACCTGGATGGCTTTTTCAGGAGGAAGACTTTGGGTTGCACGAGGAAAAGTTGTCGTGGCTTCCGATCTCTTTGATCCTCTAAGATTCTCAGAACGAATAAACGGGTCGAGTCGCGGCGACTTTCTTTTTTCGAAAGATATAACAGGTCTTGTAGGGTTTTTAGGCGACAATCGAGCCGAAATTTTAACCGTTTTTACAGAAAATAGAAGCGAAGTTATTCAATCTGGAATAAGAGATCGGACAAAATGGGCTACCACTCCAAACTTTCAGTCAATACTTTTTCCTAGTACTGGATGCATTGCCGGAAGGAGCATCACATTCCAATCTGGATTAATGTGGTGGTATAGCGCTGGCGGTCTTGTTTCTTCGGATGCCGCGGCATCTTCAAACTTAACTAGCCAAATTAATTTTAGAGATGCGGAAATGGCTTTTAGTAAGCAATCGCTAGCTTCCGACCAATCCGGAATTTGTACTTTAAGTTTTGAAAACTATCTGCTCGTTTCTGCGCCAATTAGCGAAAATTTAAATTCAGAAACTTTCGTTCTTGATTACGCTACCATGAGCGAAGCTTCTGCGGAAAAAATTCCGGCTTGGTCTAGCGTATGGACTGGAATACGACCTGTACAATGGGTCGCTGCCAACATCGGTAGTCGCCGCCGAGCATTTGCTGCTTCGGTAGACTATAATGCGCTATCAGACGGAAGCCACAACCATATTTGGGAAGCGTTTATGCCAGAACGCGAAGACTCATTTTTTGAACTCGGCGCCGATAATGAAATAGAAATTTTTCGCCGCCCGATTTATTGCGAATTTGAAACGAGATTGATGGGTGATGGTCACGACTTGAAAGTATTCTTGTACGCGGACGTAAATCTTATCGAAATTTCAGGCGACGTCTCTTTGAGAGTCGACTACAAAGGGATGCGCGGTAGCTATAAGAATGTTTTATGCAAAGAAATTATCGCGCCAATCGCGATTGACGACGCCGGAGCAAATATTCCTGATGACGCGTCTGAAGACTTAGGAGTGCTAAGAAAACAAAGTCGTCGGGTCATCACCGAATACGGAAATCTAGATACTGGTTGTCCGACATGCGAAAGCGAAAACGTAGAGAGTATAGACAAAGCTTTCAGTCTTTTAATACGGTGGTGCGGCCAATTAGCCGTCGAATCGGTAAGAATGTTCATGGAACCGCATCCAGAACGGTCAGATGGAAGATGCGAAGAAGATGAAACTAAAGTCTGCATCGTCGACGAACAAGGAAAAAATCATTCGTACGGCAGAGCCAAAGATTTCATAAAAATAAGCGATCGCTACGAAAATTCGGTGGCTTCAATTTTCATATCGACTCAATCGTATAAAGCGGAAAGACTTTGTCCTTCGCCTTCGGTAACCGGTCCTGTGGCGGTTACGGCCGTGGCAACATACCGATCGAAAGTTTCTCAAGCCGATGCCGATATTCAAGCTTTAGCTGTGGCCCAAAAAGCCGCCGAAGATCAACTCGCGGTTGTTGTCCAAGGGTATCCGTGCTACTACGACTCGGTAAAATTTGCTCCTGGAACATGTTCTAGCGTATTGAATGACGAAGTAAACGCGATCACCGCGTTACCGGATAAGTTTGCTTTAGTTGGAAATTTCTGGTTTGACAACACAAGACTTCAAGGCAAAATAACGGCAAAAGAGTTAATTAATGGCGGAAGACTGACAAACTACACGCCAGTAAATATTGCCTCAAACGGATTCGTAAATACGCCATTCAACCCATTAGATCCTTCGGTAAGTTACAATGTGTATTCAATTGCCAATTATTCCGACGGGTCCGCAATATGCGTAGGCGATTTTCAAAAATACTCCGGTGAAAATAGAATCGGAATAACAAAATTATCTTCAAGCGGAACTTTAGCTCAAACCCCAACTTTTGGAGCGGGATTTCCTTCCGGAACCGCCAGAAAAGTAAAGATCGCCAACGACGGCCAATCAATTTTTGTTTCTGGAACATTTACGAGCTACAATGGAAATTCAGGAATATCGCCAATTATAAAATTGAATGCCAATGGGACAGTTGCCAAAACATATAGCGTGCCATTTGATTCTATTAGAGATTTTATTGAACAACCTGATGGGAAACTGATAATTGCAGGTTTTGGGACAAATTCGAAAATTGCTGTTAATCGTTTGAATGTAGACGGAACAGACGACACTTCATTTACACACTACGAGCACAATGCTTCAGATAATTTATTTTACGCTTTGGCACTTCAATCCGATGGGAAAATAATATTTTCATCCATAGGAATAAATTCAAACAAAAATATAGTCAGGCTACTTGCCAATGGCACTGTCGACTCTTCATTCAATGTTGGATCTGGATTTGGCAATGGTTTTGCTGCAAAATCTATTGTAATTGACGCAACCGGTAACGTATATGCCGCGGGTTCATTCACGTCATACAACGGAAGTCCAAGAAACCGAATCGTTAAAATTCTTTCAACCGGAACGATCGATTCTTCATTTATTGTGGGTTCTGGGTTTAATGATGTCGCAAATCAAATTATCATAAATGACAACAAGTTGATTGTCGTCGGAAAATTTACCGAATACGACGGAGAAACTGCTAGTCGATTTGCCCGACTAGATTTTAACGGCACTTTTATTAACTCGTTTTTGGCTTACTCAATTGGCGGTGTTTATAGGAGCCAAATAAGTCAAACTGATGCGGATATTAACGCGCTGACCATCGCTCAAGATTACGTAAATTCTGGAGTAACTTGCCAATAGTATGCCTTCTGCAATTGACATAAAAAATTTCAAAAAAACTTCTCCTAGCGCGTTTATAAGTCCATTTTCAGATAAACCGCCTATTGCGCTATACTCTTCAATAGCTATTAAAGGTACTAATGACGACGACTGTCTTCCTTGCTCGTTAACATCTTTAAATTCGAATAAACTACTTAGGTTTATAATCCAACTCGCCGAAGAAAAAGTAATACTTCCGCAAAATTCTATTTCGACTTCTTCTGAGACCCCGACTATACCGCCTCTTCCTTCAGGTTCACTTGAAAGCGTTACCGTGGATTTCGAAGGAGAAATTAATAGTTTTGCATTACTGCAACAAATAACTTGGGAGCGGTTTGACTTTACGTCGTCTCCAATATTCTGGACACTTGATGCACCGACGGGGACTTTAATCTCCAATATGATTATCACGACTAATGGGCAACCAACTTTGATAGACTGGGGAGATGGCACGACTCCTTCGGCAGTAACGTCTGGAGTTTCTTTCTCAAAAACAATCTTATAATTCTATTTTCTTTTTAAAATGCACAGTGAATTATTAAACTAGTATGGCTCTAAACTTCGTAATCACAAACGTTGGCAAAGCGGCAATTGCACAAGCCGGAACACTTGGGCCAGTTGTTCTTTCTACGATTCAAGTTGGAAATGCCGGATACACGCCGTCACCTACGCAAACGGCACTTCAAGCTCCGATTAAATCGCTAACTCCTTCAGGATTTTCGAACCCTTCTTCGGATACAATCCATTTTACAGTCTCGGACGAAACAACCGACACTTATACTTGCCAGGAAATCGGTATTATTACAAGCACGGGTATCCTTTTTGCTGTTTATTCTCAAGCAAGTCCGATCGTGGTTAAAGTTAGTACTACGGCGGCATTTTTTGCCATTGATCTTGCCATTACGGGTATTCCTCCAGGATCGTACACGCTAGGCGGAACTGGGTTTTCGTATCCTCCGGCTTCTGAAACTGTAAAAGGCGTTGCTTTTTTAGCAACTCAATCTGATGTAGACACGGGTACTGATGCTTTAAAAATTATTACTCCTGCTCGTCTTAGAGCAACAGTTTTTACGACTTCCCAAATGCCTGTAGCTGGTATAGAATATCCGAGCTTAAGCGACAATTCTGACTATACAAAAAATACTAAAAGACGCGTAAATTCAGCTTCAATAAATTTTGACCCGGCATTTTTGGAAGCCACAGGAGGATCACTAGTTTGCACGGCAGGAGCAATTCCTGCAAATGGAACAATTGCCGCAGCAACTGGATCGACACTTGCGGTAACGGCGTTGAGTGATCTCGGAACTTGGACGATGACAAATGCCACGACGTTTGAAGGAGATCGTTTTGTGGGTATGATTTTTAAAATAGTCAGCATTAGCGGTACCGCAAATGCAACGCTTGGCGGAGCAAACGTTTCTACGCTTGGAGTTCGAATAACGCGCGCAATTTCAGCGACGCAACTTGAATTCAAAATGCTTTCTGGTGCCGCGACCACGACTCAAAACGGCGTGACGACATTTACCGTCACATCCGATGGAGTTAGGTCAAGTTACGGTTGCTCGTTAACAAGATTAGCCGCTTTTGACTACCGATTAACATTTACAACTCCGTTTACGGACACATCGTATTCTTGGACTGGTTCGGTAGGAACCGCGTCAACGGGTTCTTTGTGGATCGGAAGTCCCGCGCTTCCATATAATCAATGGAAAACGCCGGCGTCTCTTAGGTTTAGAGCGGTATCCGCGACAGGAACTGTGGCAACAAATATTATGAATGACATTTCGATTGTGGTTACGGCAACCCGATGAAAACAAAATTTGTAGAAGTATCTCCATTTAGTGATGACTTTGTGAAGATGCAGCAATTTGCTGCTAGTTTCGATCATTTGATCGTGCCGCAACGCAATGCTAAATTATTTGCTTTTGAACGTGACGACAAAACGTTTGGATACGCCGACATATTTTATCTACCGGTAGCTTTTCCAGCTTTCCATCCTGAAGTCACAACGCCAAGATCCGTCATCGAAGTTGTCCAAGGATTTAAAGCTCATTGTCAATTCGTAAGTGCCGGTGAAGGATTTATTGGTGTGCCATTAGACGCTACAAGAAGTACATTCCCGCAGGCCATGATCGAGGGACAAGGATTTGAAAAAATGCAACGAGAAATATACGTAACTACCGGAGAATAATTATGGGAGGAGGAACGCCAAAAGTAAAAACAGATCCAGGGAACCCGCTTCTAGCCCCGACTATGATTTCTGGGTTAGGTTTAGGAACGGGTATTCTTGAGTCGTCTATTAAGATGTCGCCAGAAATGCGGGCACAAAAAGTCGACGCACTTCAAAAATCTGCAGCCCGAGAATCCGAAATAAATGCTCTTAAATCGCGCGGTCTTGAAGAACGGATGGATCCGCGTTTAGCTGAAATACGAAAAGGATTGACCAGGCAAACAGCAGAAGATCTTGAAGGAGGTCCAAGTAAAGAACTTTCCAATATGTGGCTCAAACAGGGATTGGCCGATGTCATATCGACGGGCGCTAATCTCCGGTCTGGATTTGCCCGCTCTGCGCTTGCGGATAAGACCCGCGAAGATTATTATATGAACCGGGCATTAGCCCAGGACCGCGCTGCCCGTCATTTGGCGGCAAATCCAATGGCAATGGTTGGATTAGATCCTGGCGCAATTGCCAGTTATGAGACGCAGATGGCTGCTGAAAACGCAAATGCGCGAGATGCTTATAAAACAAGAAATTTGGGATTGATGTCAAACAACGCCGAAAACATCATGGGCGGTTTTCAACAGTTTGCTCAAATGGACGCGCAAAGGAGATCTCAAAATCTTCAAGCAAAAAATGCGGCGGCCGCTGCCGGAGAAGGAAATAAAACGGCGCTTATGGGAGCAGGAATTGGTGCCGCCGGCGCTTTGGCTGGCGCAGCTATTATTTTCTAAATGGAACTCATAGACAAAACGGTAGAAAAAATTCACTTAGTTTTCGAGAAATCGAAAAGACCCGCGCTACTTTGGTCTGGTGGAAAAGATAGTACCGTCCTTCTTTTTCTGATAAAAGAAGTGATGAAGAAAGACATTGACTGCATTCAATGGACTCTTCCTTGGATGAAAGCAAAGTGGTCGTTCCACAATAAACTATCGCAAGATTTAAATCTTTCGGTTTATGACTCGATGCCTAAGTCTATCGCGCTTTGTTATGGAAACGATAGGATTGATTTTATGGAATCCTATTCCATCGGCCAGGAAAGTTTAATCATCGCCAGAGGAACCGAACCGTACGAGCCAAATAAAAAATTTGTATGCGGAGTTGAGTGGCTTTTAAGACCCAAAATTGACAAAACCGAGTTTGTTTGGGACAGTCTTATTTGCGGGCACAAAAGTTGCGACGTAGATCCTTTAAGCGGACCAATTCCGCTTCAATTGGACATTCAAAAAATCCCGAATTCTGCGGATATTTGGTTTCCTTTAAAAGATTGGTCTGAAAAAGACGTGTCCGATTACACGCTAAACAATAATATTCCTTTTGACGAAAACCGTTATGAAGTGGTGGATGGAATTATCAAAACCAAATCCGATAAACATCTAAATAGCGACTATTACCACGCTTGCACAAATTGCATAAATAAAAATTCCCCTGAGTATGTTAAGTGCCCGAAACTAAACGACATGGTCATTCCAAATGTATCGGAGTCGGTTCAAATATGCGAACCTAAAATCCCGTATTGCGGGTTAAGGAACTAAAGCAAAAAAAGGACTTTCTACAAAATAACAACAAACCAGAAAGAAATAAAAATATGGGAGGAGCAGCATCAGCGGGAGCCGGAGCCGCGTCATCAGCCGCCGCGTCATCGGCAACTTCGGCCGCAACACAACAAGCAACACAGCAAGCCGCACAGCAATTAGCACAACGGCAAGCTCTTGCTTCAGGAGTCACGGACGCGTTTAGCAAGTTTGGAGACGCGTATGCTAACCAAAAAACTGGATATTCTCCTGAAATGAATAAACCAGTCTTTGCGAATTATAAGTATAACTTTGGGTCGGGCGTTACGTCGGACGCAGATCTTCGCAATGGCGGAATGTACTCGGGAACTAATTTTTCGAATCCCGCACGACGCGGGTTTTGATATAACACAAAAATAAAATAAGGAGGAAATAATATGGGTGGAGGACGTCGTCGTAGTAGTAGTAGCAGTAAACCTGCTCCAGACAACTCAATGCAGATTTGGGCTGCAGAAATGGACAAACAACGTCAAATGCAACAAAAGCAATATGACGATATGATTAAGCAATACGAAAAGCAAAAAGCCGACGAGGATGCGAGAATTGCCGCCGATAATGCTAAGCGCGAACAAGCATTATGGGATGAAAAACAAATGGCTAAAGACGCGGATGCTTTACAAAAATATAAAACAGAAACCGAAACTTTTGCGCAGCAAGCAGGAGGCGCGCCAGAAGATAGCACAATTGCCGATTCGACAACTTCTGCAATGAACAAAAAAATTGGCGACCAGTCTAAATCTTCACTTCCAGCGCCAGGTTTAACGCCGTTCGGAACAGCCATTGTCAAACCAGCCAACATGATTTACCAAACATCTGGCGCTCGTATGGGAGGACTATAATATGGAAAATACTCCCGATAACGGAATGGAAGAAATTTTCAAAGAAATTGAAAATTCCGGAAGATCCACGGACAATATTGTCGGGCACTTAACGGCCGGCGAAATTGTCATTCCTACTAGTTTAGCCGAAATCCCGGAAATTAAAGCTACTATCGAGGAGGTTTTCGCTTCTTATGGCGTGGATATTAACGAATTTACCGTCGGTAATGAAGCAAATAAAATAAATCCGACGACGGGTTATCCGGAATTCTTCTTTGGTAAAGTATTTAAAGCCGTTAAAAACTTTTTTTCTCCGCCAAAAAAAGAAGAGCCTAAACCACAACCGCGACCGCAATCACAACCGCAACAACAGCCGCAAAACAAACCGGCTACGCCTTCTGGAGGAACCCCGGCTCAGGCTAATAAACAAATTGCGGATGATCAAGCCGCGCGGACGGCAGCCGCTTCCGAAGACGCGCGTAAAAAAGCAGAGCAAACGCGATTTGAGCAAGTTAGTAAAGCCGAAGGTGAAAAACGACGCAAAGAATACGAGTCAAAGGCCGGTTCTGCAGCTACAAAAGTCACTGGCGGAGAAACGTTTCTTAAGAAAGAAAAAGGTGCGGACACAGGAGTAGCAAGAACCACTAGACCCGCCGCGGTAAGTGTTATGTCTCCGGCAACAGTCCAAAATACAATATTAGGATTGCCGGCAAACTCTCAGGTGTTTACGAAGTTCGGCGAGTCTATTAATAAGGCTGCCAATTTGACTTATTCAAATCCGCAAGCCCGAGTTGGAGGAATGTAAGTTATGCAAACAGGAGGATTTCAGTTTAACGCCCCGGCGGCAGCAAGACTTGAAAACGTTCAAGGTCCAAGTTTTGGATTTGCGAGCGGCGAAAGTCTTGTCGCTGACCCGGGAATCGACTTGTGGTTAAAAGGCCAACAACAAGCATCTGAAAATCTCTTGTCAGGCATTACCATTGGCGTTAAAGGCGTAACCGAAGGCATATCTGAAAGATTCAAGCAAGAACACGAAAAAGAACTATTAAAAGAAAAAGCCGCGCTAGAGGAAGAGGAAGATCTCAACAAGTTTTTACAAAATGTCTATCTCGCCGACTTAAAGTCCGAAGACAACGTACTCAAAGATACGCTAACGCAACTCCAAATAGACAAAGAACGGCGCGAACAAGCTGCGGCAAATTACTACAGTCCTTTACCGCCAGAAGCTTTGCCTACCGAAACTACACCATTAGGCGATGTAGATGCTTCACTATTTCCGCAAGATATTCCATCTGACAGCAAATTTGGATTCGGTTTTACAGAAAAACCTGGAAAAGGAGTCGAACAATTTTCGTACGACAATCGACAATCGGGAGCGCCTGCAAGTGCCGCACCATTGGCGCGATCCAAACCACCATCGCCATTTGTAGAAATGCCTATAGAAGGAACAAGCAAAGTTATACTCGTGGATCGGATAACTGGCAAACGTGTAGGTGATCCTTACGAGAAAAGTGATTCTCCTTTAGGCGCAGTAAACATACCCGAGGGATCCGAAATTACGTCGCAAACTTATAAAACTCCAACTGGAACCGTAACGGTAAAGCCAAAAGGCGAAGGGAGACCGGTAACTGACACTTTTGTGACAAGAATGGCTCAGTATGACGAGTTAGGCGCATCGCTGGAAGATATTAAGGCTCAGATGAAAAATGTGACCCGCGGACCGTTATTTGGTATTTTTAAGGAAAAAAATCCTTACGACGTCGCGGCGCAAAGACTCAATAAACTTGTTGAAAGCATTGTCCCAGGATTAGCTAGATCCGTCTTTGGCGAAGTTGGCGTTTTAACAAATGAAGACGTGGCGCGCTACAAATCGATGGTGCCGAATGTAAGAACAGAGCAGGAGCTTGCTGATGGTTTAATGGCGCAACTTGAAAAGAAACTTGAGTCTTCAAGAAGCAAATATTTAGAGTCGGCCAAAAACGGCGGTTACGACGTTTCCGGATACTTCAAAGCCATAGAAGCAAAAAACAGTTTGCAAGACCAAATTAACGAACTTGACCGGAAAATCGAGAAAGTAGATCCTGCTTCAAAAGAGTATTCAGAGTTGTATAAAAAATTAGAAGAACTGATAATTCAGCAACAAGGCAAATAAGAATAATGTCCGCTTCTGAAGAAATCCGAAAACGTCTGAGAGAAGGAGGCCAACAGCCTCCTTCGTCAGTTAGTGCATCCGAACAAATACGCGAAAAACTGAAATCTAAAGTTCCGACTTCAGAAATCATACGCCGCAAAAAAGACAAAGATCCCGATTCGCTATACGAACGTTACAATGAAGGCGACCCAGAACTCGATCAAGAGCAATTAAAAATTGTATTTGAAAAACAGCGAGAACAACCTTTAGTAGACCAAGCTACTGAAGTTGCTACGAATTTTCTTCCTAGGGTGGCCGAAATGGCGGTAGATACCGGAATAGGACTTGGTAAATTTACGAAAGAAGCCGCCGTCGATCAAGTCGTAGCAAATCCTGCCGGAGCACTATCAGATATCGTGGGTTTGCCTGTTGACGCAGCATCCGAAGTAATCAATAAAGTTTCTACGGCGTTAGGCGGAGAACGTCTTTATGCTACACAATTCGGTCCAGGCGCAAATATTCCTACTGCCGGTAGTAAGTTCTTGCATCCTTGGGATAGAAACGCGCAACAAGTTAAAGAAGCGGCGGATGCTGAACTTGCTCTACGTTCTGTAGCTTCTGGTATGGCTAATGATCTAGAGGAAACCGCTGGATCCGCCACTAAATTTTACAACTTCGGAAGTTCCTTTACCGACCGAGTTCAAGAAGCTTTAGGTACAAAGACCGAAAAAGAATCCTTTAAAGACTTCGTAGATCGGACTTACATGACGCGCGAAGCCGCGGCAAAAGCTAATGAAAATCCGGATCGCGCGGCAGCGCTATTAGCTGAAAACCCGCTAGTTCGACCGATTATAGCCACAACTTCGGCATTGCAGGGCGTTGAACTGACTCCAGAACAACTAGACGTTGCGCAAGAAGATTACCGAAAGAGCATCCTTGAAAAGTCCATTGTGCCGGATAAAGAAATGGCTTTAGCCGGGGAAATCTTTAACCCACTCGGATTACCGAATAGACTAGTTCAACCGGTCTCAAAAGTTATTGCAAAACCGTTCCGTAAAGGCACAGATTTAACAGCCAAAGCTTTGACCGGGACGATTAAAGGTGTGCATCCTGTTGAAGCCGTCGGCATGGGTTTGGAAAAAGCTTCGGAGTTTTCAAATATAGCAGGACGTAAACTTAGTCAAGTTTTGACCGGTGATCCTGACACTTTACTGAAAAATATTAGTTTAGTCCCGCAAGTTCCTACGTATCTTTCTGGAAAAATTTTAACTGGAACTGGACGTTTACTCAGAGACGCGGGCCGCCAAATTGATAAGCAAGGAATGCGCGGTCGGAAAGGACTAGCCGAAAAAATAGGCGGAGATGCGCGTTCTAGCGAGTTTAACCGCCGACTTTTTGGTACGACAAAAGGCGGTCTCATGCGCGCGCGGTCGGCAGATTGGATTGGCCGTTATACTGGCGCAATGACTCGAGCTGGAACTAGTGGCGCGGCGTTAAACGTTATGCTAGGGTTGCCTGAAATTGAGAACCCTACGCAACTTGGTCAGTCGCTTGGAACTGGTGTAGGCATTGGCCTTGTCATGGGTTCAGATCCGGTCGGTCGAGTAAGCGCTCTTCTTGATCCGACGACTAACTTCAGTACAAAAATAGATCAGTTTATTGATCCGGATCCGGTATCGCGTCGTGCAGACGAGGATGCCGATATTGCAAGATTCATGGATTTAGCGGATGAAAACGTAAAGTCTAAGATAAACGCATTTTCTGACGTTAATGCGCGAATTGCTACACTTGACGGACAAATAAAGCAGTTCCAAACTTACCGCGATTCAACTAAAAATAGTCGAGAGTGGAAATTCTGGCAAGACGAAATGAATACGTTAACCAGACATCGAAACTTACTAGACCAGAACAAGAATAACAAACAGTTTACCGACGAAGTTCAGCGTCAAGTCACGTTAGATTTTGCAGACGCTTTAGAACAACTTAAAGCTATAGGAAACCAAGCCGGTTTAGGCAGTCCAAGCTTTAAAATTCTAGATGATGCAAATGCCGAAGAGGAAATTCGCAAAATCTGGGGAAAAACTTTAGCCGATGCAGAATTCTTCCGTAGTCAAATTGCTGGCAAACCAACATTGGAACCGAATGAAGCCGAATTACTGCAAAAAGCCGAACAGACCATCAAGCTCGCTAGCGATATGGTGGAAGCGGCAAAAAGTACGCGCGGCTTTGCGCTTCACAAAAATCATTACATTAATCAACCGGCGCATTTGATTCCGGCAAACCTGGACTCTCCTATTGTGGCTTTGAATGGAAACCTTCTTTCCCATCTTGGAAGAGAAGGTTTCAATCCTGGCCACACCCTGCGGCATGAAAGTTTCCACGTATTAAAACAGTTTAAAGAAGTCCGCGATGCTCTAGGGTTAGAACAACTCGAACAACAAATGTTCGGGCGGAAAATTAAAGACGATAACGGTCAAGTTATTGCCGAAATCCCGGGTATTTATAGCGAAGCCGAGGTCATGCGGTATGGCCAAAACTATGCTGCTCGCATGGGAGGACAATCGTTTATCGATCAGTTTGACAGCGTCGATAAATTCTTAGAGTATATCCGCGAAGAAATGCTCGTAGAGAACTACGCCACATCCGGAAATGTTAAAGGCGGTTTGCGCGCGGCAGCTGATTCTCCGGGTCAAGCTCTTGTAGACTGGATTGAAGCAAAGACTCGGAACGGATCTCTAAAACAACTAAAAGAGGCTTTGCGCAGTCGAGGAATTATATTCGATAGCCAAGGTCAATTTTCTACGGCTTTAGGAGCAAAGATCGATCCAGAATCTTCGGCGTTAATGCGCCGCGTTACGCGCTTGATACGCGATGAAATTGGGTCGTACACATTCGAGACCGACGGACTAAATCCTGATGGTACCGAAAAAGTGCGGGATGACGGAGATATTCCGTGGGCTGTAGTCATGTCAAGTCCGGCTCTTCAGGAACAATATATTTCCGACGATCGGTTCGTTAAAGATCAGGTTCTGGCGGCTTACGACGACGCCGGCAATAAAATATCCGAAGTTGTCCTCCCTGACGGAGTAGGACTTGATCCATATATCGCCCAATACTACATGAAAGATGGGAAGATTGTGGACGAAGCCGGTAATGAGATTGTCCTTGGTCAACCAGTAAATTTGAGTGCTTTGCCTAATGGATCCAAAGTTGAAACTGACTTTAGGATTCGGCGGAATCCGGATGGGACGCCGGTTGTAATTTCTCCACGCGAAGCTAATGCTCGAGCAACTAAGCGCGGCAAGATTATTTACGACGCTATCATCACTGCCCCTGAGGATGGTATGCCTAAAATGCGTGATGTGGATAACAACGGTGTTCTAACTGGTGTTTTAAGTCCTGCGCAGTTACAAGCCGTTCTGAACTTGCCTAACAATCTTGTTCCGGCTAGACTGAAACGAATTATTGCCGAAGGCAATGCCATGTTGCAACGCAAAGATGGAACTCGGGCAATTATTGATTATCAGGCTGTCTACCGCGGAGGAAAAGCGCGTTCACTAGCCCCGCGCGTTCGAGACATTGTTCCTTTAAGCTGGCGTATCAGCCAAAAGCAAAACTTCTTGTTCACTTCAATTTCGGTTAGCCGGATGTTTGATAAGTTGAATGTCTGGTCTTCAAAATTTCCTGAAAATTTGACACTCTGGAATGGCGATACTTTTAGCTTTTGGCAAGATCTACTTAAAGTCTTGAACAACCACAACGCGGGTTTGACAGGCGATGGCAAAAACTCGTCAAATCAGTACGTTGGAGAAAGATTAGACGCAGACGATGCCGTAGCCGAATTGAAGAAACACCGCGTTAATGACTTCTTCAACTTGTTTGACAAAGGTACAGAGGCTTTAAACCCGATGCGGACCAAGATCAAAGCCAAAAAAGGACAAGATTCGCCGGATCGGCTAATTATGTCGGCAAGGGTTGACCGCATAAACCACTTTCAAGAATCGGCGTCTACAAAACTACCAGTCGATTACGGCAAGATGAAGATCAACTTCATGCCGAACTTGAATTATACGGTTCCTAGCGACCCTAGGACGTTGATGGCAGATTTTTACCTTATCAACTATTTGTCTGGGTTTTCCGATGTTCCATTTCAAGGAAATTTGGCGGGTCTCAGTGAAACGAGTCTGGCTAAGTATTCTGGAGAAAATCCAGAAGCTATTAGTTTCCTTCGATCTGAAGATTACCGTCCTATCGTAAAAGTCACGCAAGACCGTCTACAAACTTTCTTAAAAGAGCATTTACTCGACCAAGTATTCTTTTCGCTCTCCGCTGAAATACGGCACGCAATTAAGAGATCTCAAGATCCGGCCATCTATGGCCCGATCATGAATCAATATATCAAATACTTTTCCGCGTATGACGCTCCAAGTCCGTATGAAGGTCGAAAACCCGGTGTACCGGAAGAATTCAAAACTTCGGAAAGTATTCGCAAAAAATCTTGGCAAGCTACAACTCGGGCATTAGAGAATTACGGCGGAAAAGACTTCGCAAAAGCGCGCAGGAAAGATCTGGCTTTAGAAATGGCAAAAGTATTCCGCGAAGGAGCGTGGAGTTCAGGATATGGCGGAGAAAAATGGGCACAAATTGCTGAAGCTTTTGTTTTGTTGCATTATGCCAATACGCCAGAAAAAATAGCGTTTGCCATCGACAAGGTTTACGACTTACAGCATAATACTAATACCGTTTTCAACAAAATTGAAAGGTACGCGAAAGATGGCGGGTATAGCTGGGTTATGGAGATGCTGGATTTCAAGTACCATTTGAAAAATCCTCGCGAGCTACTTCCATTAGTTTCTTCAGATTTGAAAAAATTGGCCCTTCCGGTTCTCAAGGATTTTGGGAATGCAACAGCCCCGACAAAAGAATTCCTCCAGAAAGTGGCTACCGATGAGGTTGGACCCGAAGCGGTCGGAGAACTTACGGAATTTATCCAAAAGATGAAACCCGGATACTCGATTTATCCGAGAATTGGTGTTTCCGCGCCAAAAGAATCCGGCAGAGATTTTTCTACGGAGTTGAGTAAATGGTTGCAATCTAAGCTTACTAGTTATGCTCCGAAAAAAAGCGAAATCATTACGCGCGAAGACGGTACGCAATACGCTGTTGACGTTAAACCTCCAAAAGCTTTTATCGAACTAGCGCAATTGCTAATCTCTGAAAAAATGGGTTCAAAACCCGTAGGCGTGTTTGCGTCTAAAGAAATGAAACAGATTTTTGAGAATGTCAAAAATCAAAACCTAGCAGAACAGTCGGCCATAGAAAATGCCCAGTTGATAAACAACTCCGATGAACCGCAACAAACCGACGCCGGGGTAAAAATATCAGATGATGAAATTTTGCAAGGCGCACAAGATTTAGTTACTGGCAAGAAAAATACGTTTCGGGTTGGCGAGTATTCTTTTAAACTAGAAAATAGTAGCGGATATGACCCACAAGGAGACCCTTATAGCAGCACAATTTTAGTTGCTGTAGACGAAAGCGGCGCGGCGATTGACGAAATTGATCCATTAGCCGAAGGTCTTGTCCCAACTTCCGTTGAAGACTACAACGAAATTGCTCTGCTTTACTCCGATTTTATTAAAGCCTCTTTAGGAATCAAGAAAAAACAAACCTTTCTTACGACTCACTATTTAAATTTTCTAGGCGATACGCTAATCGGAAAAAATGTCGGTCAAAAAACTGAATTTCAGGTTTCTACTCCAAATGGATTGGCAACATATATTGCCACAAATACGGGACAACAAGGAACGGCTTTACCGGTAAAAACCTTTACCATTAGCAAAAAAGGATCAATGAAAGAGTCCGGAGAATATAATCCGGATGAAACGTTATTCGAAATTTCCGGAACTACAGCCGAAGAACTTAAAGGTAAGCTAAAAGAAAATTTTAGAGCTTTAGAGGCCGGCGTAAAACTTAAATCTCCGGCAAAACCTGAAGCAAGTGCTTGGAAAAAGAAATGGAAATCGCAGATGCTCGATGCGCTGCAAACGCAAAACATCTATAAGTCTAATACCGGACCTGTTTACAGCCAAGACCAGGCTCAAAAACTTCTTGAAGCTATCGTTGACGAAAAAACAGGCGAGTTGACTACGGATTTGTCATTTATCCAAACTAAATCTGGCGTAAATGCTCCGTATAGTCAACAGGCGGATTTTATTAAAGCGGCAATTGGAGAAGCCGTAAAACTTAAATCCCAGGCAAAACCTGAAGCAAGTGCGCCGAAAGAAATAGATCCTTCGGCACTTGATGAATACGTCGCCGATAATTTTGAAGACTTCGGGCTTGAATTTTACGACGTAGACAACTTAATAACTAATGATGTCCCGGAGTTTCAAATTAAATCTGCCATTGAAAAATATAAAAGCCTAATTAGCAGAGGTACATTTAAGCCACATAGCGAGATAATAACTTTATTCGAAAATACTTTAATAGGTACAGAAATAGCCAAGGCTATTGATCAGGCTATAAAAAATTCGGTCAAAGAGCATGCCGAAGAGAATAAAACGCTAGACGCTATCTACGGTACTCCTAAACCCATACTAGAAGGAGTATTGCCCGACCAATTTGAGTCCGCGGAAGACTGGAAAACTGCAATGATGTCGGAAAACGCCGGATACTATTCCGACGCGGAAAAACAAGACATACTGGACGCAATAATTAATCCGAATACTGGCGAAGTTGCGCAAAACTTACAACAAGTTTGGAAAAAAACCGGAATTATCCCGCCGCCTCCCGGGGCGTCAATTGCATATCCTTGGGTCCAAAAAGCATGGTCAACAGCGCATTACCCAACTCCAGCGGTAACATCACCTAAGTCTAAAATTAATACATGGTTTGAAAAAAGCAAGAAGACGCTCATGTCGGAATATTGGGATAGTAACGGGTATTTTGGCGGAGCTTTTTCGATGGACGACCTTATCCCGGTTTTAAAAGCCATTGTCAATCCGGATACCGGCGAAATTGAAACTGATGCTGATAAAGTACTTAAAAAATCAGGTATCGAAACTAGTCAAATACATTTCGACAAACTATTTAAATTCTATAAATTTATAGAGGCAGTTACCAACGAAGCCTTAACTTCCGGCATTAAACCTGTCTCAAATAAGAAGCCACCGACTCCGGCAAATGAACCTGTTTTTGGTACGACCGACCCCTATGTCTACCATTTAACGTCAAATGATCCGGACGTCATAGCTTCAATTACCGAAAAAGGAATACTGCCATCTAAACGCGGTTATTCCGGGCCTGGAGTTTATTTCGGAAATACTCCAGAAAATACCCAAGTTTACGACGACCTCGATTCAGAAACAAGTTTTATACTTCGCGTCAATAAAAACAAGTTGCTGGATGCCTTTGGACAATACAGCCAAGTTGTTAAGATGGGACTTCAGTTTGATCCTTACAATGGCGAAGTCTACCTTTCGACCGATGACATGGGTGCGTTGGAAACTATTCCGCCAGAATGGCTGGAATACAAAAATTCTAGCGGCGTTTGGGTTCCTCTTGTTGAAACTAAAACCAATAAAAGTTTACAAGAACCGACTGGTGAAAAAGAACTCTACCAGATGGAAACCGAGGACGGCGAGAGCGGTTTTGCCACGGACGATTTGTTCTCGTTTAACGACGCGTATGGTAGCAAGAAAAATATCTTAGAATATTGGAAAGAAGGTGTCGCATGGCCACCAGGAGTTTCGGGATTTGAGAAATTGAAAGTCGGAGGAGACCCTTGGAAATTGAAGCTTTTCAAGCGTATAAAAACAGCCCTCGGAGATTCGGCTAAAGAAACAAGTATTGACACTTTTGGAACCGCGTATGCCGAAGAAATCCTGAATATTCACGAGAGTGCTTGGGATATGCTCCAAGGCATATCCGCTGAGAGTTTCCAAAAAGCTTTAGACTTAGCGACTATGCAGGATTTAAACTCCATCATACAAGCTACAAGTTTTGAACCAGAACTTTACCAAGAATACTTGCGGTGGTCGAAACCAGACGGAACTAAAAATCCTCCGGCATCTTTCATGCCTAGCGAAGAATACGGACTTGAAAGTGGGGAAAAATCCGAGTCTAGATTGACGCCGAAGACTCTCTATAATCTGTATTATATCTCGACTGAAGGAGACCCTGGAAACGAGTATGGCCGGTCTCTACAGAACGAGTACATCAAAAAATACAAAGATCTCTACCTTAACGTGTTTTCGGATCTTGTCAAAAATCAAATCAACAAGTATATTCGCCGAGGCCGCGTAGATCCTTTTGTCACAAAGGAAGCTTTGAAGAACGCCAAGTCCGCTAGTCAACTAGACGAGTTGATGCGCGGAACGTACCGCAGTGATATGCGTCGTCGAAATGATGTTTGGAATCTAGTTACTGAATTTCTGAAAGGTTTAGAAAGTGCCCAAACGCGGGATCAGCGGCTTTTCTACATGGACCGTTTAAATAACGCCATCCATAACACGGATGAACTCCTGTTTTCTAAGTTTAGCAACGCTTCCGATCTCATGGCGGCCTTTAATCTCATCGCAAATGCCCGGGATGTTAGAGCATATAGTCGAAATGTTGATAGAGACCTGCGGCTATCCTCTGACTTTGGCGGACCCGCTGGATCTTTCATGCCGACGGTCTTAAGCGAAGTTGGATTAACGCCGGAGCACATGCAGAGCGTAAACGCTGCATTTCGGGATCGAAACCGACTTAAAGATATGGTCGCCCGGTATGTAAAAACCGGTAATGAAAACGATTTTGCCGCTATTGCCGCGGACCCGGTATTTTCGGTGTTCATGCAAGAGCAAAAACCCCGACAAGGAAGATCTTTACCTAGTGCAGAACTTAGTTCGTGGTTGCGGGAATTGAATAGATCCGTTAAAAATGGGGATGCCGCAGATATAAAACGCGCGCGTTCATCGGTTACTAGACTTCTTAATGACCCGAAAAGTTTTAATACTAAAGAAATCGCCGAGATTATCAGCAACTATGTTAACGAAAACCGGCAGAGCAATCAACTCTGGCGTATCGAAGGTGCGGCGCCGTATACCGGAGAACCGGTAGAATCTTTCAGAGGAATTGCGCTAAATGGTCCTCTTATCGAAGGGTTGAAAGTAGGAGACACGCTAGAAGTCGATTCATCGGCATACGAGTCTTGGTCGACGGATCCTAAAGTCGCCATCAGATTTGCTACAAAAATAAGCAATACCGGAATGGACATGTTTGGGTCGACAATGCAATGGCTGCGCAATAAATCTGAAGCCGAAAAAGAAAACCGCAAAGGTCTTCCAGGAGACTACGGTTTAGTATTGTCGACGGTATTGGATTCAGACTCCGTGGCCATTGACGTTTCCGAACTAAACGCTAGTAGTCGCTATGTCAATGAATCCGAGCTTATCGCGCGGCCTGGAAAAAAACTGGTGACGATAGCCGCAATTTACCGGGATTACGGAGAAGACTCGACCCCGGAAAGAGTCGAGACATCAATTTACGCCGACCGAGATTTTACGATTGAGCTAGATCCGGATTCTGTCGAGAATAAATTAATGGCTCATGCTAGAAGGAATTGGCGTAATCCAGAAGAATACGGTTCGTATGTCGAAAAATCCAGTCAGATTAGAAACGCGGTGGATTCGAATGATACTTCGACCTTAGTAAAACTATTAAACGAAACTTTTGCGGCCGACGATATTGAAGCCGAGGCTTTAGGATCTAGCGAGTCGGGTATCAAAGTACTTGTAAAAAATACAAATCCACTCAATGTCCACCGCTATTTTGGCAAGGGAGAATCACTCAGTAAAGTTGCGCAAGGGATTCCGAGTTTCATGCCAACTCAAGCGGCGCTAAACCGCACGAAGAAAAATCTGCCAAAACACGAAATAAATATTACCGAAAGAATTCCAAAAAATAAGTACGACGGCCCGCGTGAAGCTTTTATCTTTATTTCAATACCAAAAGGAGAAAAGATGAAACGCGGTACTAAGTACGGAGAATCTTATCTTGATCAATACGAAGGCGCGGATTTACCTGAAGATGAAAAGCGCATTATCGGATTTGCGCATGTTTACGTGGGCCACGAATTTGATGCTAAATCTTTGGCTGTCGAATTCACGAACGTGGCAAAACCATACAGGGGTGCCGGATACGGTCAAGCTTTATACCGGGCAGTTGCGCGATATGCGCAAAAAACCGGGATGAAATATCTTTACGCAATGGAGGTTTCCCCAGAAGCCGCGGCGGTTAGGAATAAACTATTTGAAGAAAAACCTAGGAAAGGCGAACGGTCTTGGTCAAAAGGAGTAGAAGGCGTAGACCCTCGCGATTTATGGCCTTTTGAAAGAGGAGTCGGTGGCATGCGTAGTGTAGTGCCGCCGAACATTTCCTATATGCCGACTTCTAATCCAGATTTAAGCCAAGTCACGTTAGATGAGCGAAAAGCAAAGTTGCCAGAAGTTACTTTTAAAGAAATATCCGAGGAGTACGAGTTAGATGAAATGGATGAAGAAGAAATGGGAGATGAAGTCTCTACGCCCAAGGCTTTCAAAGTTTTTAATAAAAAAGGAAAAGAAGTAGGACAATTTAGTTTTTTCGAAGATTCTGATTCTATAGTGGTTAACCACACTTTTGTTAACAAAAAGGATCGGAATAAAGGATACGGAGAACAGATTTATAGAGAGTTGGCCAGAATTGCTCAACGAAATGACGCTAGTTTACTTGTGTCGGATCAGGTTAGTGAAAGTGCGGCAAAAACTCGCCGTAAACTTTTTGAAGAAGAAGAAACTATGGACGGAATGTGGGAAAACGATGGAGAGGCCATGGTTAGTGCCGTAGCGCCGAATATTTCCTATATGCCGACTTCTCTTGATGGGGTTTTCTACCATGGCGTTGACAAAAACAAAAGTGGAGAAATTCCAAAGACTCTATCGAAAGACAAATCGGCACTTTATCCGGCATACGAAGAAGAACAGACCCCGGTTACGTATCTCACGCCGGATCCTGGACAAGCTTTGTATTACTCAAGCGAAGGCGATGTTTTTGCCGGAAATTTAGTCAATCAGAATATCTTCGACCCCTCGGACGAAGAAGACATTAAGAAAGTCGCCGGAACTGACAAGCAAATTCGCAAAGAACTTGAAGCTGGAAAAGACAAGGTTTCTGGAGGAGGAAGTGTCGAATTTTATGCGAAGTTAATAAATCAAGCCGGATTCGACGGATATATCGCCTGGGAAAGTAATGTACCCACCGTCGGGATTTTCACCGACAAAGTCGACTTGGGTGACTTTTACCTCGAAAAAGATGCCGATTCGCTAGATTCGGACTTTATGCCCGAAGAAATGGGACCTCCTATTAACCAGGATGGTCCAGGTCTTGCCGAAACAGCATTACCTAATACAGACAGAGGTCCATTATCTAAAGCATCTTATATGCCAGGGTATAATCCTCGGTATTCGAATGACGATGGCTCTTTTAACCGCGACGCCTGGTTAAACGACCGCCGCCGCGCTGAAGAATTTCTCAGGCGGCGGGGTGTCTATCGCTCTTCGTCAACCGAAGATGAATGGGAAGAGATGGTACGCGATGCGATGCGTGAAGTTAGACGGCAATCTTAGCCGTAAAAAATAGGGGCCCGGGGAATTTACCCCGGACCCCTCTGGCCAATTAGTTTTTGGCGAGTTCTTTGCGGAGGGCTTGGATACCTGAAGCACCACCTTCGAAGATGGCTTCAGCGCCGGCCCAAAGGCGCCGATTGACGGTTACGTCGGCGTAGAACGACTTGAGCGGGCGGGTGACGCGGCCATTGCGAGTCGCGATACCTCCGCGAGTGCTGTTTTCTTGGACACGGTTGAATACCGTCCACAGATCTTCGCCGCGGTCCTCGTCACGGCGCACAGCTAGAAGGTCCTTGGCTTCGACTGGAACCGAATTCCAACCGGCGTAGCGGACTTCGGCCGCATAGTTGGCCAGGAGGTTTTGCTCGATCTTGTTGAGCTTGCGGTTACGGAAGTCAGCCACGCGGCTCATGGTCTCGTCGAGCATTTGCGACATGCCGCTAATTGCCGTGCGGATAGCCGCATCGTCCAGCGAGATATGGAGCATACGCAGTGACGCGGTGACGCCAGAAGCGACGATCATGCCGTTTGAGCAAGCGAACCGGAAGAAACCGCCGATCAAGTTGAGGCGAGTCGTGCGGTCGTGGCTGTTGTTGAGAATCCAGCGAGGAGCTTCTTCAAGCTTGCCAGAAGTGAGACCCTTGAGGTGATTCTCGTGGAAGAGTTCAACGCGGTGGACACCGAAGTTGCGGCTACCGCGCTGAGCAGCGGCGACGGGTTGGAAGCCGTGGTCGCGAAGAACCGGGAGGATCTCAGCGGTGGACACAAACGAGTAGCGGTCGCTAACGTCAGGCGCAGCTTTCTTAGAGAAGATGGCGGGCGCCATTGTTTGGAGTTGGTCGTTGCTCAAAGGAGCGAGGTTGCGGATGCTGTCGGGTGTGATGCGGATGTTCATTTTATTTGGTTTCTATTTTTGTTGGTTGGTTTTTGTTGGTTGGTTTTTGAAGCTCGGTCACCCTCGCTTCAAGGATGAAACTATCAAGCTGCTAGCTAGTGTACATACTTTTTTTTAAAAAATTTTAGGCCGCGACCGGCCAGATGTACGGTAGGTCATTTGGCACGCCAGGAAAAAGCGGTCCGTAGTAATCCTGGTCTTTACGAACAAGATTAGACTGGTGCGAACGGCAAAGGTCCGGCGTAATCCACGACAAGTCGCCGAGAGGTCCTGCAAAGCAAGAAACTTTTTCAAGGCAGGTGTCGTTGAATCCGCGCGAGCGCCATTCAAGGCAAATTGACTGGGCGTAGATGACTAGACTGCCTTTGCAGTCACGCCACATTTTAGTCGCGGGATGATTTTGCCAGCCGTAAGATGGATTGCTGAGAGCCGTTAAAATTTGCAAGCACTCAACGCGCTGTTTACCGAGTCTGCGGTTGTCTAGTGCTGCCGCGCTCGCTGTGAATGAACTGTATGGAAGGAAGGTTTGCATATACTCCAGAAATGTTGTGCGCCAGGGATTGAACCTGGCGCTATGCTGATTAGAATGCGGTGACTACGTATTCGACGAGGTCGCGCCAATTGGCGGAATTGCGATTGCGGATTTCGCAGGCTTTGAGGAAGGTGCGGATATTGAGGTCGCCGATCTGATCTCGGACAGAGTCGAGTAGTTCGATGACTTCGTCTTTGGCATCTTTCGTCATGTCAGGTCGGACGCGGGGAGCTACATGGCGGATGCGCTCAATCTTTTCTTCGGTCGTCATGCTGACGTCCACATAGAGACAGCGACTAAGTACAGCTTGGTCGAGTTCGCCGAGGTGCAAGTTTGACACGAATATGACGCGGCCAGTAAACTCAAAGGAGCGCGGTATATCAGGAGACGTGGCCGTGAGCCAGGAGATCGTGCGCTTGTCGTAAGAATCTAAAGCCGCTTTGAGCAGCGATACCGAAGTAGGCACTTCCCAGACAGAATCGCAGTCGTCAAATACGATGAGTCGGTCGCGGTTCTCATAGAGAAGATCGTAAAGCGCTCGGCTTGTCACAAAACCTTTGATAACGACATAGTCGCCGGCACCGCGCCTAGTTGTACCATCGTCTTCTTCGTCGTCACTGTCAAGTACGACATCCGCGCATTCAAGACCTTGACTAGTCAAGCGGTCCATAACGGTGTGCGTTTTTCCGAGACCACCGTCGCCGGTGATAATCACGGACTTTGATTCGCCAGACACAACCATATCGACGACTTGTTCGATGAAGTCGAATCGCGTGTTGATGTCGAAGCGCGATTTCTTTGGAACTACGGTTTGCTTCGAAGAAGTAGGTGAGTTTTGCAACTTGCGGTAAAGCCGTTGCCCGTTGACCTCGACAATAGCGAGGCTGTATTTATCTGACCAACCTTGGTAGGTGGCGTTGACTACTTCACCTTGGACCTTGACGGTGACAGGTGAACCGATTTGTATGTCTGGTATGCTCATGACGAGAGCTATGCTATCAGGCTGCTAGCTATCGTACATACTTTTTTTCAACTTTTTTTCTCTAGGCCTACGATATAAATTTTTTTGCCATTGGAACGCTTCGATTCTACGCCTCTGCCTTGAGCTTCAAGTTTTCCAAGATTGATTCCGAACCATCGCGCTGAATTGCGGCCAACAATACCTTTTAAAATGTCGTCGACAAAAATGTCTTGCATGAGTTGCGTGGCAGTACCACTCCAAGGAATAGGTTCGCGATTCTTTTTTCGCTGCTCTAAAAACGAATCCAATATTTCGTCGAGCACCGCGGCGTCCGTGGATTCGCCTGCCGCATGCCGTAATTCTGGATGGTGATAACTTTTCACGCCGTAACGCTGCGTCTCTCCGAAGTACTCTTCGGGAATTTGGTATTCGGTTAACCAAGCGCCTAAGTAAGGCAACTCGCGGTTGATCGTATTTTGCAACTCATGGCGGTCAGGAAATTTTTTATCGATAGTCGCGGCTTTGAAAAGCATAATCTTGTCGAGGATCGAGGTGTCTAAATCTGGCAAGATCCTTAGTGACTCGGCGTCCAAATTGCCAGTAATGATTACGCGGCCTGTCCATTCGACCATTACCGAATCCTGGAATTTGGCGTGATACTCGAATGTGGTATTTGCGGTGACTTTTTTTAACAGACTGGAAAACTTTTTATGGTCCGCGGCATTGTCACCTGGAGTTGCGTCGTCGACTGTCCACAGACCGTGATGGAAAAGTTCTTTGTTAAAATTAGAAGCCCCTAGTAAAAACTGAGTCGCATCTTGATGCCCGCCGACTAAACCCGAAATGATGCGGTTTGAGAGTAAGGTTTTTCCTTGACCTGGTTCACCGGCGATAAACAACGCTTGTCCCTGCTTCGGGGCTCCTTCGAGGGCGGAAACATAGAACCGTTTTAGCCAACTCAAAAAGTGCATTAACTGGTCTTCGCAAGAAAAGAACTTTTCTAGGAAAGACGCGAGCCACGGAAAACCATGCGCCCAGTCGTCAACGGGCGGAGCTGGAGGCAATGGCTTGACCCTAGCCGTATTCAATACGCGCTTTTTCATGAACTCGATCATGCCTGCTGGAAGGTAGACAAAAGGGGCCGCGCCGATAACGCGTTTATGTTGATCGATTGTGAATAGCGCGTGGTCGACTTCGGAAAACGTCGCGTTCTTCTCCTTTTCGCCCGAAAGTCCTTGTTCTACTTTAAGCCAGCGTGACATTTCGCGTTCAGACCGAGCTTCCCATTTTCCGTCCGCCGACTCGTACCAATAGGATGAGCCGTCATACCAAATCCCATCGACTATATCGCCGAGTCTCTCGACGGTATATTGATCGACAAACTTAGAGCCGAAAATCTTTGACCATGGCACAAAACCTGACGGACCGGTGAAACATTGCATTCCAGTAGGACGCACAATTGCCGAAGAAGGGTTATCCGCCATTGGATCCCAAAAGCGACAACCTCTAGAACCTTCAGAAAACGGACCGTTCCACCGATTTGGAAACATCTCATGGACTTTTTTCTCGACAACATCCAACGGGATAGTTTCTCCATGCCATTCGATATTGTCTGAAGATTTAAGCATCCAACCTTCAGCTAGCGCGGCTTTAAGCGGCTCGGATCCTTCCACAACCATCCAGTCCTTGCCGACGTCATAGTAGATGGATGGATTTAAGAACGCGTTTTGATAGTCAAAACCTGGCAAAAGTCCTTTTAAGTCGAGTTGTTTCGCCGCCATTTTCAGGGCCTTGTTTAATATTGGCATTGAAGCCACCAAGACCGGGCGTTCGATTAACCAAACGAGTCGGGCTCCTCCCGAAGGAGTTTTGTGAACCCAATTTGGGGCAGTAGCCTCACACCGCGAAAGCATCGATTCGATATCTGATAAGCTTATCTCGGCGTCATAATCCGCCACCAAAGCTTGCATCGAGTGTATGGCATTAGCATCTTTGTGGATTCTAAGGGACGCTATGAGTCCGGTAAAACCGCTGTAGAGCATGTGCTCCGTGTTTTCTTGGCCGAGCCACTCTTTGTAAGCTTTTTTATTTTTGAAAGTCGGAACTTTCGGTTCGAACGTCCACGGATGGTCAAACGAAACGTCCTGGCATTGCAGATTCTGGATGGTGGCTAATTTCATTTGGAGACAAGTTTCGATTTGAACTCCGTGAAAAATGCGCTTTTTGAGCCTTCTGGATTTTCAGTTTTACCTAAAACCCACGCCAGTTGATCCAGGATTGGCCAGGATTCGCCGCCGGCGCAAATATTGAAGTCTATGCTGTCAGACCACTCTATCGGCGATAGGACGCGGATCTTTTCGCAATCCGGCTCGTAAAGATGATGCGATCCGGCATTCAGCGTGAAAGTGCCAAGTTTAAGATCATTAAACCCGTCTTTTTGGAGTTCATTAACAATATGCCAAGATAACATCGAGAAGTTGAATACGTCGTAAGGAAAACCTAGCCACGCGTCATTTGAACGCATAGTGTCGATGCAGTGTAACTCGCCATTTCTAATCAACCACTGCGCAGAAATTGTGCAAGGCGTATCTTTAGTTTCAGGTGGATTTTCTCTCCAGATGTTTATGACGGCTTGTCGACTTTCGTGATCTTGCTTCAATTTGCTAACCACATAGTCAATCTGAGACGAAATTTTGGGACCGTAAGCACCAAAAAAAGTTTTGCCATCATCTGAGAACTTTAGAATTGCTTTACAGTATTCTCCGATAGACGCGGTATCGTTTCGGCCGCTAAGCATCCACCAAGCTTCGGCGGCCATAAACTTGTAGTTAAGATTTCTAGCTTTAGTTAAGACGATCGGATACTTCATGTCAAATTTGACTTGATTTCCGACGATTTCCCGAATAGGGAGGTTTCTAGGTTTGTGAATTTGACCTGAAGCAGTAATTTTTGCTATTAGGTCAAGCCATGCATTGGTTGCTGTTTTTTGGGGCTTCATATCCGCATTCTTTGATGAGTTGGTTTTTAGTGAGGGTGTTGCTGTCTTTTAACGAAAGTCGAAAATTACGCCAGTTTGTAGCTAAAACCTGAGTAATATGAATATGGTTGTTAATACCGGTTTGACCTTTAAATCCTTCGCGGTTATACTGGATGGCCGAAAAAAATTTAGAGCACATAGGCTTAGTTTCAGCACAATGGCCGATATTCACGGCGCAAGTACTTTTACCTGACCACCAATCAAGATAGCCATTTAGTACTTTTCGGTAGTTCGAGTCAGGCGAGTACATTTCGGGACGCTGAGCCGAAGTTTCTTGATGCCAATTTGCCATAGACTCGGCATCATCACCAATGGCCACAACATAAAAAATACCGAGATCCTCGCAAAACTTTTCTAGCCGAGCGGCTTCTTTGCGCAAACATGCCCCGCGGTAAACAGACCCGTAGATTTGTTCAGAAGGCCAATGCCTATCGATAAGCACCGGGACTTTTTTTGCCCAGTACACCGCGCGAACTAAACTCATAGTCTGATATGCGTATAAATTTTTATGCAATCCGAGATGCATATACTTTCCGCCGAACATGGCTTGATAGTGTTTGCACCATGTTGTTTTACCGCAACCATCCGGACCTTCAATGATGATGATTGGGTTCATTTTCCGATTGGAGCATTTATTAGAATTTCGCGGACAACGGGTTTTAAGTTTTCTGCTAAATTAGGCGCAAATTCAAGAGACTTTTCATTATTAAGCCAATCCCAAAGTTCATAAAGTTTCACGACTTTCACGTAATCGTGTTTGTCGGGTTCACAGTTTTTCGCGAGATCCGCCAAGTTAGAAACTTCTATACTCCAAATTCCGATTACCCAATCAAAACCGTCTGGTAAAATATTCCGGTAAAGTGAGTGAAATTTAAGGAATCCGCAAGCATCCGCGGGTATGCCGAGTTCTTCTTCTAGTTCTCGCACGATAGACTCTTTAAAAGATTCGCCGTGTTCTAAAAGTCCGGATGGAATGGCCAGACAATTTTTAGCAGAGCGCACTCCTTCGCCTCGGTAGAGTAACGCCGTAGTCAAGTTTTCTGGATCCAAAGGAATCACGGAAACCGTGAAGTGTGGTAGTGGTTGTGGCAGGGATTTTGGTGTTGGTTTGTTCATTTTAAATAGAAGGGACTAACGGTGATTTCTGAGTCTAAGGCAATTCCAGGCATCCACGCGCATTCGCCGCGCATAATACTTTCGACGGTTTCTAGCGCGTCTTTTTGTTGATCTTCCGGAATTTCATCCGTAATGACTTCATCGTGCACGCTAAACAACGTTGGAATTCCGGCATTTTCGATTTGTATGAGCTTCTCGTAAAAACAATCTCTCGCCGTAGATTGAATAATATTCTCAACAGCTAGACTGCCCCAAATTTTGTTGACGCGTCCAGTCGCAAGAGTGGCCGTAATCTGACCGGCAACTTTGCGTACATCGCGATACTTTAGAGTATTCCAAGAAGGCAATTCAATTTCTAAATCTTGGCCGGCTGAATTTTCAAGCTTGCTTTGTAGTTGATTCCATAAACCGACAATCAACCGTTCTTTACGGCGAAAATCGTTGACTTGCATCTTTGAATCACGATCGCTAAGCTCGTATCCGAACTGGTTGAAGCAATAGTCAATGAATCTTTGCCATCCGCAGCCATAACTAAGTCCAAGGACGCGCATTTTGCAAAGCGCATACGTTTTAGGGTCTTCCTTTTTAAGATTTCCGCCGGACCAACCCAACGTTTGAATCGCGTGAACTTCGTAGACCGAAACGCCTTTGTTGATTAGGTCAATTTTAGCTCGGTCGTCGGTGATCCAAGCTAACGTCCTAGGTTCGATTTGCGCAAGATCGGCGATAATGAGTTTGCCGCCATTCATGGAATGGATGACCCGGCGCATATCCACGCGCTCGTTATCGCTGCACATGTATGGATCACGCTGAAAACCTTGAACATTGAATCCTTGGTCGCCGGAAGTGCGCTTTGTATGGGCTCCGCAGTATTTTTGGCTGAAGTCAAAACGGCCATCATACGGCCGAAGACGGTTTTTCATCGTACTTAGTTTTGTCAGCAACAAATTTGCTTTCCGATATCGACGCATTTCTTTGACCCATGGAATGGACAAATTGTCTAGTTCCCATTGTTGCGTTTCAGGATTGTCTTCAGCCATTGACTTAGGCGGAGCCACATTAATCTTGCGGCATTCTTCGGCCAAAGCAATAGGACTTAATACGGCTTTGTCGTTGGAGTTACTAGCCCATGGAATATTATTCTTTGCTTCCCAACATTCGCGCTCGAGTTTTTTGATCGAGCGATCGAGATACTCTTTGTCGCAAGGTAAACCGCGCATGACTTGCCGAGTCGTCATATCTGATATGTCTTTCTCGATTTGAGGCCATGCGTCGGCGAGTTCATCCCAAAGACGCCAACACCAATAGGCATCGCGAGCGGCGTAATCTAAAATTTCATTCCAGTCATTTGAGTGCTTTAACTCGGTATAGGTTTTGTTTTCCATCTTTTTCCGAGCGTCTTTGCTAATGTCGCTGTTAAACACTGCGGCACACGCTTTCTTTAAGTCTCTTGGATGGCCAAACCACGTAGACAAGTTTGCCGTACATTGCCAATACTTTGTTTCGCCTTCAGCAATTTCCGGTCTTAAGTGGCAAAGTCTACGGAAAACACGGCGGTCAAATCCGGCATTATGACTGACCCAATCAAAGTCTTTGATAAGACTCCAATCCATATCGTACGGATGGCCTACAAAAGGCTCTAAAATGTCGGAATAAACCGAGACTAGATAAATTTCAACTTCTGGGTGCCAAAGATATTGGTCAACGCCCATGGTCTTTAACCCGATCTTCCGTTTAGGGAAGAAGGAAGTTTCAAAGTCGATGGCTACAAATGGTTTTTTCATTCTTGTGGAGCGTATTTACTGATAAATAAACTGTAATCCCCGGCAATGGCCTTATCGTAACGCTGTTGTTGCCATTCTTCAAGACGAGTTTCGTTTAGTCCCCACAAAAAATGTTCAAGTTTTATAGCCCCGATAAAATGATCGGCCTCATCTTCGCTGTCTTTCCTTGAGAGGACACCCGCTATACGAACGATATCCGCGGATCCTACGGCATACATTTTAGCTAAAAAATCATCTTGCAGCGTGTAGACTTTAACGTGCCGCTTTTTAATCGGTTCTTGGACTCTATCAATGACTTCGCGGTGCGCTCCTAACAATGACATGTAGCGAGCATTCTTAAACGTTGTAGCGATTAAATTTTGCCAAGCTTTCCGAGCTTCGTCTAACATAGTAGACATACCGGCATCTGAAATTGTTTCCAACTCCACGAATGTAGATTGGTCTGTGGCATTCATTCGCCAGGCCAAAGGTTCGCCGGCTTCTTCTGGAGAATCCACAAAGATAGTCGTCCAAGGAAGATTAGGGAGTGTGGCTATGTCAGTCAGGTTTGCCAAAAATGAAAAATGAAAACCGGTAACGCTGTCTTCGTGACCTGGAAAATCTGGAATTCTAAATCGGTAAATTGCGGGTTGGTTCATAAAAATAGGCAGACAGCTTTTGACCGAGGTCTGCCAGCTCGGGTGTCATGAGCCGCTAGTCCCGAAGCCCTAGGGAACTAGCGCCCAAATTATGCGAGCGACATAACCCACTCTATGAATCGTGGATTTTTGTGGCGCCCTTGATTGCGGAATGAAGCAACCGTAACAATATTCCCGGATTTCTGTTTTTCACGAGAGCATGTCATACCGATTGAAAAATGCCGACTATCGGGCGCAAGCGATGTGCGCGTTTGCGTCATTAGCCAACGGCCCGCGCTGGAACTACGGAAGTTAACGCCTGAAAAACGCATTTCTGCAAGCGTGTATGCTTTACCGTCAAACTCCATGCTGAAAATCGGATCTGGTTCGATGTAATCCGGTTGTTGCAAGAGGAACAAGCAGAACAACGCCGGGTCAACGGTTGGAGGTTCATTATTTTCCCACTCGGTAGTAAATCCAGCGGCTTCTGCGTCCTTAGGATTTTCAAAGATCATCGGAATAACTCCTTCTTTGTATTCCTCGTCGCTAAGTTTTTGAATAAACTTTTTACGGCCAGTTACGAGGACTAAATTAAGAGGATCAAAACCTTTGTCCCAGATCAACACCTGTCCATTCAGAACGATTTGGCCAACGGTATATCCTCGTTCTTCCAAATCTGACGAATTGGCTTGAACCATGGTGATACGCGGGCGCAAAAGATCGCGCTCTGTGATTGCACCATCGATTGTTCCCATTGCCATTGGCGAGAAATTGGCCAAAGCACGATCTGCCGGATCGGCGCTAATGATTTCAAGTTCCTCGTCAACTTCTTCAACTTTAGGCGCCAGAGTTTTTTCAACAATTGCGACTTTTTTCAATTTAGGAGTTTCTTCTACAGGTTCAGAGTCGACTTGAACTACGGGTTTGGCCGGAGCGTCTTCAAATAATTCCATTTGCTCTTCTTCAACTTTCTTAGTAAGCCTTTTTGGAGCTACAGGTTCTTCTTGAACTGCGTTTTGTGCGGGTGTCACGTCTGCTGTTTTCTTTTTCAGCGACAACTTCATTGGTACAACTGCCATATTATGTGTGTATGTTATTTTGTTTGTTTGTTGGTTTCCTGGCATTCAGCCAGTTTTAGCCATTGGCCAACCGACATTTCGTCAGCTGACCCGAATTCCACGTCGAAATCCGGGCTAAATTCTCTAGTCGCAAAGACGAGTTGCACGACATCCAAGTCAGTGAACTTCATTTGTGCGAAAGTTGTTTCATGGTCTACGATGCACGCCGGGAGTAAATCCTCGTCGGCTAGCATCTTTTGAAAGTTAGTTAGCGTCATTTGCGTTTACGCGATAACTGGACATATCGGATTTCAGGGCCATATTGTATGATCCCGTTATCAGAGAGAAGTTTAATGGCTTCTTCTTGATCTTTTCCTTTATTGCCTTGAGAAGCTTTTGCGCCAACTAACTCGCGTATTTTGGTTAAAGAAATCTCACAAGATGCCAAGTATTCCATCGGATCAATGCCGTAGTGCTGCTGTAATAAGTCGCGGGCAAGGATCGGGTCGACGACTGTCACGTCGCCTGACTTTTCGATAAGCGTGAACTCGTCCGAAAATCTACCATTGTCATAACAAGCCAAAGCCAATTTTTTGACTTTTTTCAAGTAATCTTCCATGGGTTTGATCCAGCGGAAGATTCTAACGACTTCATTCGGTTCGGCCGAGTATGGATCATCTACTTTTTCGATCGGTACGACTTGCGTGCCGAGAAAGTTACTCTCGTTGGCCACTCGAACCATGTGCTCTTGCCATTTTTTGCAAGTCGCTTGAGCCGCGCAGAATGCGCATTGCGATTCGGGTTTGAGCATGCTTGCATCTTTAGTTTCATCGTAGTGATGCTTGCGTTTGACAATTGACTTAATTTGCGTGACAATCAACTCGTAGTCTTTTGAGCGAGTTAGATCGTATGTAGTGTTGATATTCAACGCTGGTTGAACGAGTCGTAATCGAATAGTTTGTACTGCCGGAAATTGCAAGAAAAGACCCAAGGCATAAGCCCTGAACTGGATGTTTTCGTGGAGTGAATCAACCTCCCATTGCCCAAACTTAAAGTCAACTAATTCTAACTTAGTAGGTTCGCCTTCAGGATTCGTGTCGAGAACTAAAACTCGATCGATATGGCCTTGTTCAAAGTCTTTGAGTTCTAAGGCATCGTAACGTACGAGTATTTCCACAATAGGTTCATACTCGCTTTGAGCGTCAATCTCTTTTAGCAATTCTAAAACTTGATTTGCCACGGCAATGTCTTCAGGAGGTAGCGTGCAATTATCCGGAATCTTGCCGAGTTCCATGATTTCATGCAAACTAGTGCCGCGTTTAGAAGCTGCGTTTTCTTTGCCATCGGATTGATAACCCGGGCAAACCTGCAAGGACTTTAGTCCTGATGGGGATATACGCGAATGCTCGCGTTCGCTATGGTTTAATGTACTCATAATGATTGTTGACTTGTTTGAATTGGAAAATTAATGCGGGTTAATGCATTGCGTGGAACGTGAATTAATTCTACGCAGTAATGCTCAAGGATTTCTCGTCCTACGGGATCGCGCGGATAGTCTTCGCCGTAGATAACTTTTTTGACTCCATGCGCTACAAGGTTTATAGCGCAAGCTGCGCAAGGCATCGTTGTCACTGCTACTGTGAGAACTTGACCGCGCACCGTCAATGAACAAAGATTAGTCTCGGCATGTACCACAAACTTACGACGTTTGTCGTGGTCTTCCCAGAAAGAATCCGATTCTTGGAACCCTTTCGGTAGCCCGTTATAACTTGTGGCTATGACCCGGTTTTCCCAGTCTAGCGCCACTGCGCCAACTTTCCTGGATGGATCTTCGCTGCGCATGGACGCAGCAAAAGCAATAGCCATTGCATAGTCTTCGATCGATAAACGTTTCATTGTTCGCGTAGCATTTTGTTAACGTGCATTGCCGCTAGAAGGCGGTTTTCGGCTTTGATCTCTTCAAGACTACGCGGTAGTTCATCTTGTAATTCCGCGACTGGTTGAGCAAAGTCGACTACGTCGTTATTGGAAGCTTGCGGTGGCGGCGACTTGTGCATATACATATCCTTGAGGTGCGGGGTGACACCTTTCGGGTAGTTGAATTCGCGTGTCTCAGTGTAGGTCTCTTTGACCATCGAAGAGCATGCGCTTAGCGATACCGCAAATGATAGCGCAAGAGCTTTCTTCAAGGCTGACTGACATTGACGAAGAAGCAGCGAATTGGATCCTTTAAGGGAATCGCAAACTGCTTGCAAAGCTTCGACGATTTCTTTCTTAGCATCACGTCTAATGACGAGATTGGGTTTTGGGCTTGTTGTACTCATGACAATGTTGGTTTTAATATGGCCAGCTGCTAAGTAAACATTTTTTTTTAAAAATTTACTCAGTTGTAAAAGCGGTATCTTGGGGATTGCGTCCAATCTCAGCGTGATAAGTTTCACGCGTTACGACTTTGTAGTTCAGACTATGTCCTGGCTTGACAAAACTATCATCGCGCCATACGATACGGTTATTCGGTTGCGCCGCAATTTGTCCAGATCCATCTTCAATCAAAAGCAAATGGTAGCACTTATGTTCAGGTGGATATTGACTATATCCGTTGTCCGTGTGATCGAGGGTGAACCAATACGACGCGGGCAATAATGCGCCGTCGCGTTTGCGGTATTGGCAACCGAGTTCGCGCAAATACTCGTAACGACAAACGCTAAAATCCCAGCCATGAGAATCCCACATTTGCAACTCGGAGAGTGAATGCTCTGGCGCTTTGTCTATTGCCGGAATTTCCCAGCGTAACATGTGCAATGGGACTCTTGCCCACTGCGCCCCGCTTTCGCATAAAATTGAAAAATGCAACGCGCGCGAAGGAATCGACGTCACGCCAAAAATGACGCACGGTTCGTAATTAAGTTCTTCTTCTGGGTCATACCCCGTCAAAAAAAGACGGTTTACATAGCCATAAAGATGCTGAGGAATTGACGCGTTTAAGCAATGGTGATTAGCACTCATTTTTTCCAGTCTCGATAAGAATTGATTGTCGCAGGGTTTAAATTGCTTTTGACTTCTCCGGCTACGTTCCAAAATAAATCGCCAGGTTCTGTGAATTCCCAGACTTTGGCGTCATAATTTGGTGCAGAAGGAAATGGCGGCAATATTAGACTATCTTGAGTAAAGGATCTATAATGGCCCACGATCCTGGCACGACCTTTTTCCCCTTCATGGATATTGCGGGCCACCGCTACGCCATTTGCTTCAGCCTCGGGCCAAGCAATTTGAAGAGCGCGGTTAAGAACACCCGTTGAAAATGCCGTCCAAAAGCAATCCGGTTCGCATAGTTCATAGGCGACTTTGACAAGCATGGCCGTGACCAATTTATGGTGCAAACCAAGAGGAACGAAAAATGCTCCGTTTTCTTCAGCCCATTTAGCCGCAATCAAATTCAAATTGGGCATAGCCGCAATCCTATGGAAATGATATTCGCAGCCGTGTTCAATGCACCAAGCTTGATGATTCGAGACTTCTTTTGACGAAGGCATAAACAAGACCAGTTTTTTGCCGTACATTTTACAGAGTTTGGTCAACGAAATTCCGGCAAAACCGCAACGAGGTTGAACGTAAACGATCGTATCATAAGGGCAAGTCGCGATAAGGAATTCTCCAGCTCGGGATTTCGTGCCTACTTCGAGTAAATCTTCACGCACAACGTACCGACCTTCATGCGTCTCGATAACCGGAGTAGGAAAAGAACTCTTGAAGTCGCCTATCATTTCGAGATACTGGTCTCGAGTATAGATAGCGTCCTGATTTACTTCTGAAGTTGTTGCTGAAAATTTTGGTATTCTTGTTCGGTCCACAATTTTTTGAGGGTTGAATTGTTCTTGTAAGTTTTTCCGCCATTAGCGCGGATATGGTCTTTTGACTGATATTCCAGAAAGTACCGTACTGGATCGCAGAGTCTTGAGTCTTCAATGGAATAAGGTACGGAATTGTACCGTTCGGTTAAGAACGAAATCGCTTCATCCGGATTACAACGGCCGAATATAGCCTTGATGCACTTCTGAGCGTTTGTACCGGCGTAAATCATGCTATGGGGGTTCACATAATCAGGATAATACTCGGCAATATCCGCGGCAAAAGCAGAGAGCACAAACGTTTGGCGCTTGAAGCCGTTTTCTTTCAGATAGATATTGCCTTTGTCCACAATCTCTTTGATGTCTTGGAGTGAATCCACAATTTCGGATTCGATAAACTTCACAAGGCCGTAAGCGTGTTCAAGAATGAATGTCTTAAGACCGATTGAGAATTGCGGAAGAAGATAGCCTTTGTTGTCACTGAACTTGGCGTCCGGCAAGTCTTGAAGCCATTCTTCATAGCGGTATCTTCCGTCCAGGATACTTTTAACGATCCAGAAGTTCCCGAATCCATGCGTTGTTGGCACGTAATTGATCCCAGAACCGCATAAACGGAAAAGATAATAAAGCATGAGTTTGTCGATTCTACGCGCGACCTGGTGGTCCTTGAATCGAAGGCCATGTCCTTTTGGGTCGTCTTCTCGTTTGTCAAGAGCTTCCAGGAAAGAACAGAAAGCCGCATAGCGTCGGTCTAACATGTCGTAAATCGGCACGCGGAAGATTAAGTCATCATTGATTTCTAACTCGATTTCTTCAAGCGAAAGACCTCGGGTTTGTTTGTCGAGGAAATAACGCTGCATTCGTAGACTTTTATAGTGATAGTCGTCTAAGGCTTCAAGAATTTCAGATTTGACTTGCATAGTGTTTTGGGCGTATATGTACAGATTGACGGGGTTCCATGACTTCATTCTCGTATTGCTCGACGTTTTCATACCAGGTTTTTGGCCAGCAATAGACGTCTAATCCAGACTCAATGAGTCTAGAGTTGAATTCATTAACGAGAAGCGCGCGGTCGGCTTGTGACCCATAGAAAGGTTGACCTTTGTAAAGACCGGTGCCGGGAATTTTACGAGTTTCGGATTCTACCGGGAGTAAACAACTAACTTTTGCCTTACAGTCCGCTGCAAATTGTAAGTATCGGTCAAGAAGAGAATGCATGGATTTTAACGGATCCTCTTGGCGGCAAAGATGGAAGCGTATATCGATATTGCCCAGATATAGGAAGTCCGCGGGTTTGGGATCTCTCATGAATCCCCATAACGTTTGGCCATCTCGCCGCTCAATCGTATATTCAGGTCCTGGCCAAACCGAGATAGAATGACTATCACCCAGTACCAATTTGTCGCGCTGTGGCAAAGGCATAAATGGAATCTCGCCTTCAAAGTCGTATCGCCCAGGTAAACGCTTTTGCAAGAAGTCGCCAAGATTGAATCCATCCATTTGATAAACTTCTGCCGTATCAAAAGCCGCAGCTAACTTTTCTAAACGCATGAGTACCGCGTCACCGATACCGCCAATAATGTTAAACGAGCCGGGTTTAAAGTTCGGTCCATGATTGATGATGATACGGTCAAATGCAGACCAGTCGCAGTCTTCACCGACAAATACGGCTTTAGGATCAACGAGAGAACGGACTAATCGGTTCCAACCCGCAGAATGACTGTTAAGACTATTTGCCGGGTTGTTTAGGATTCCAGCGAAAGCGGTCTTCACAACATACCTCCAGCATTGAGTTCGCCGTCGGATAACATTGACAAGTTCTCAAGTTTCTTTTCCACGGTACGGGCGATCTTTTCCTCAATGCCTTCTGAAGAATAGACAATGCGTTGAACCACGGGACTTTTGGCATTAGCGCGCACTGCTCGGCCTAAAACCTGGATCAGCGTAATCGCTTTGTAAGTTGGGAATACGATAACATGTCGCGGGCAATCTCCATGAACGTCATGTAAGTCGATACCTTCGGCGGCAGCGTCTACTTGGCAAATGATAAGTTTGATTTGATTGCGCTGGAAGTATTCAATGCCGTCTCTACCAACGCGGTTATTAGCCGTAACACCAGAAATAATGGCATGAGGAATATGCTCCAATTGTTTCGCCAAGACCTGGATGGTTCTGGTGAATTGGACGAACACAATAACAGACTCTCCTTCGGCCAACCGGTCTTCGATTTCATCAATGAGAGACGGTAATTTTTGGATTTCTGTCCGCTGACGACTACGCATGTGCAGAATTCCACCATGCGGATTGCCGTCGTATTTTTCCATGTCGGCTTGTTCACGTTGATCAATCTCAGCTATAGAAGCTTGTGCCCAAGCTGGCAAAGAGTTCGGCGGATCCCACAATTCCACATAAACTTCGGACTCAGGAAAACTGCCTTCCTCCATGAGTTCTTTCTTACGTAAACGGATTCCCCATTTGGCATCTTTACCGAATAGATATTGATGAAGTGTCTTGAGTACGCGTTCACGATCTTTTTGTCGGAAATACAAACCGCCGAATGGAGACTTGCCGCAACCATTCTTCCGACACCAATTCCAGAAGTCGTTACCTAATGAGTGCAGATTGCAACAAAATCCAATCGCCCGCATTTTAAGAGGCGAGTCGGCGACGGTAGCGCTAAGCCCAAGAGTGTACGCATTTGGGCATCGCTTGCATGCAATGACAAGTTCTGCGTTTAAACTCTTGAGCGCACCGCCACAATGAATCTCGTCAATGATAACGACCGTTGGTTCTTTAAGCTGCAAATTGAAGCCAGAAACACGGCCTTTTGAATTGAGCGGAAGAAAGAATCCATTCTTGCCATTACGTGCCTTTTCCCAGCTCAACAAGAATATAGGTTCAATTCCAAATTGTGCTAGAGCTTCTTTCCATTTGGTCAAGGTTCTGGCTTTGCATATAACGGCCACCGGATTGTTAAAGCGCAAGCAAGTGCCTATAGCAGTAAACGTCTTTCCAATGCCGGTATCTGAACCGTCTAACGCAAACTTCTTTTCGGATAAGATTTCAGCTAAATCTGAGGCTGCGTTCTTTTGATACTGGCGTAATTCGATTCGCATTTTAAGAGAGTCCGAAAATTTTCTTAAGTAAGTCTGAAAATTGTTGAAGTTTGGTTTTAGGATGCTTTTCTGCCGTGAATAGTCGTATGTAGATTTCCGGGGATACTAACGGCCGATCTCCAAAATAATCTGTGGCATGACCCAATAGTTTGTCGGGTTTTGACGTAGGTTTAGTTTTCATCTTCATCTTCATCTTCAT